ACGCGACGCGCAGCGCGGTCAGCGAACAGGTTTTCAAGGTTGAGTACGTTGTTGGCCGGTGTTTCGGGCTTGGCCATCTGCAGAGTACGGTCTGCGGTCTTCGCGGTGAAGGGGTTTACGGCCAGACACAGATATCGGAAGGCGTCAGCCGGGTTCGAGGCCCAGTCGTGACGTGGTTTCTGGCGATAAACACGCTTCACTTCGTCGTATTCGCGTTGATACATGATCAAGGCCGGTAGACCGTACTTTCTCACGTTTTCGTTGCCGGTGTTGAAGTATACCTTCGGCAATGTGGCGCGAACAGCGGTAATGCCGTCCTGAACGCTCAGCTCTGGGACCTGTTGAGTCTTCGCGCCAGCGGCCCACATCAGCTCTCGAGTCGACTTGCCGGTCTGGAAACTCTTGTTCTTAGCGTCGTGCGGCAGCCAGAAGGGCTCGTAGACGTAAGGAAGCTCTTGCAACTCGTCCAGAACCTCTTCCAAGGCATACTGGGAGCCAGTCCAGAAGTCGATAATGTGGATTTCTTTTCCATGAATCTGGGCAAACCAGATAGAGGTATCGTCGCTCCAGCCAATATCCCACGCGGTGATGACGGGTTTCGACGGGTCCCACGGGAAGAGTCCCATGTGGCCTGCCGCTTCTAGCTCGTTGAGCTGCTTCGCGTAATATGCGCCCTTGTTCGCGGCGTGGAAGTCGCATTCGAACTCCTGATTATAGGTGTCCTCGTCCATGCCCGGCTGCTTCTTGATCCGGTTCAGGCGCTCAGCACTGAACACCCCGCTCTCAGAAGCTCGGAGCGTGGAGCTGAACCAGTCAGGGTCGTTGGCAGCGTCCTTGTAAAGCTCGTAGAAGTGATTCGGACCCTTCGGAGTGCCTATAAATACGACCCAACCGTCCCGGTCCGCAACGGCCGGAGCAATAATCTCACCGTAGAGCATCGGGGCGATGTCCCCGTACTCGTCGATGATGACCCCGTCGTGGTACAGACCGCGGAGGCTGTCCGGGTTGTCGGCGCCGAACAGGCTGATCACAGCCCCGTTTATCAGCTCAACCGAGAGCTCCGACTCCATGACCTTCTTCGTCACCGGCTCAGCCAGCTTCTTCAGGTAGCGCCACGCGACCTTCTTGGCCTGCTTATACGTCGGGGCGATGTAGGAGTACTGCGGCATCTCCAGCGGGTTCCGCAGCGCCTTCTCGATCAGGTCTGCGATGCACATGACCGTCTTCCCGGCGCGTCGATGCCAAACGACGACCGCAGACTTCTGGTGCCGAGCGTGGAATGCGAGCGCGTGCGGCCTCGGCTTATACGGGAGCTTGACCGGCTGCGGCAGCATCAGATCGTCTCCGGCATACTGTCGTCGTGGTCAATCGTCCGGGCATGGTCCGGCTGAGGATTGTTGAGCGGGCTGTCCGGGATGCTGGACAGGAAGTGGATGGTGGCTCCCCCAACCTTCTCGGCCTCTTTGGGCGCGAACTTCATCAGCAGCTTTAGGAACTCACCGTAATTCTCTGGGTCGTTGGCCCATAGCGCGAGGCGCGGAACGCCACCGATCAGCTCGAAGCACTCCAGGAAGTTCTGCTCCAGCGCTTTGCGGCTGAAGAGCTTCTGGACATTCTCCTTGGACAGACGCTCACGCTCTCGCAGGTTGCGCTGAACCTGTAGATTGATCTGGTCTTGCCACTCTGCTAAGTCCATGGGACGAGATCTCGTAGAGAGCGAAGTTGGTGGGGGCTATAGTAGCACTTAGCGCAAGGTTCTGCAAACTCTTTCACCCTTCCCGGCGCTCCCCTTCCCTGCGCTCAGCGCCACGCTCTAGGCCCACTAGTCCTCAAAACTCACATTTTGTGCTCCGAGGGGGACCCGAGCAGGAGCCTGGCCCCCCTGTTTTTGCGTCTGGGGGGTGGGGGTCTTGGTTCGGGGCGCTCGGCGCTCGGTCGTCCTAGGGCCGTCTACAGGGCCTCTCCGTGCGTCGCACCCCGCACCCTGTACCCTAGTACCACCCAACGCATTACGACGCACCAGCGCTCGCTGCGGGGCTTCTAGTGGCATTGGGGTTTGGGCCATAGGGTGCGCCTATGTATGGTGGCACTTTGCCCCTCGTATTTACCATAATAGGTATTATGCGCAGTGCCTTCTTGCCGCACCCAATAGGCGCACGCTATGCGCGCAGCAAGGGGCCTGGCGTGCGCCGTGCTACGCGCTAAGTGCTGGGCGCTAGTAGGGTACCGGGTGGGTGCGCAAACGTGCGTTGTGCGCGCTGCGCGGGGTCGTAGGGCGGGGCGGCATGGTGCGCGCCAGGTTGCACCTGGCGCTAGGCAATAAAAAACCCCGCACGGGGCGGGGTTTGTAGGTTGCTTAGGTTTACAGGGCCAGCAGGGCCACTACCCAGGGCGCTACTACCAGGGCTATGCCCAGGGCGCGCCACCAGTTAACGCGGGCCATTATTTGGCCACCTTTGGTTGCACCTGGGCCAGGTACCCACAGGCAATAAAGGCTTTTACGAAGCTATTTGGCGTGCCACTGCCCAGCGGCACGCCAGCCAGTGCGGCCATAGCTTGTTCGGCGGTAAACGGCTTGCCTTTGGTGGCGGTGGCAATGGCTGCTATAGCCTGGTGGCGCAAGCTGGGGGCCTTATAGCCAGCGGTGCGCCATGCCTTGCCCATACCTGGCGCGGGGCGCTGCAAAGTTACGCGGTCGGCCACAATTTGGGCTTTTTCGGTAATGGTGTAGGTGGTGGCGGTGGTGGTGGTGGTAGCCATGTTACTTACCCCTTTAGGTAGTTTGCCCCGGTGCGGTATTGCCCCGGTGGCACTAAAAACAATGCTAGGCGCGTGCCAGTTTTTAGAATTGCTTATAAAACAAGCACTTACGAGTTTGCCACCATTGGGCCAGCATAGCCAAGTGTTACCGATGGTAACGAAATGGGTGTTACCCGTTACCCCCGAGGTTGTTACCACGGTAACACTTAGAGCGTGGCACTTGGCCACTATGTGATGGCACAGTGCCACGCCGAAGCACGCCACTGGCCCTCGCCCCTGCCGACGGCCAAAAACCGAGCCCTGAAGAGTTCGAGCCGATACAGACCGCTACGTCCAGGTCTAGTTGTCGGAAGTTGACTTGGGATCGTGGCGCTCGGCGCTCGGCGGGGGGGATACAAAGAGTGGCAAAACCAGAGCCCTGAAGAGTTCGGGCCGAAACAGACCTCTACGTCCATGTCTAGTTGTCGGAAGTTGACGCGCCGAGCGCCGAGCGCGAAGTGGCGGGGGGATGCAGGCGACAGCCTCGCGCTCAGTGCCCGGAAACCAAGCGCAAGCTGGACGCTACCGTGTAGGGGTTGCCGCCAAAGTTTGGCTGGCTGGTGTATATAGGCATATATAGCTAGATTAGTAAATATACCAACTAAGTTCTAATAATTTACCCCTAAAACCCCTACATAGCGCTTGGCGCGTGGCTTTCAGCACCCTACACGGCGCACCCTTGCGTAGGGGCGTCCACCCCTACAGATCTGCTTATCCATAGCTTCCGCCTATTAGCCCAGCGCTGAGCATAAAAAACCTTTGTGTGATTTGGGCGCACCCCTACCGGGTGCGCCCCTACTTAGCAGCGTCGCCTTAAAGCGTCCCAGCGATGGTCTCCACCCATGTCGCTGGGTCGGTAATTTCGAAGGCCATATCCTTCATAACGACAGTGCCTTTCACCATTACACGAGCCTGTCCGACGGCCACCATCCCCGCCTCCAGACACAAGTTCTTAAGATCATCCCTCTCATGCTTGGTAAGCCTGACAGCATTGTCCGGAGCCAGCCGATCCAATAGCTGGGGCCAGCTGAACAAGACCCGGCCATCGTTGGTCGCCCCTGTCGCCGACTTGCCCTTAGACTTAAAGGTCTGGTCCTGAACAAACGTGTTCAGCGCACCTACGAGGTCGGCCCGAGCCCAATACGCGGCGAGCTTGGTGAAGCCCTCGCTGCTGCCGAGATACTGCGACGTGTGGCGCTGGCTGACCTCAGTGGCGTCGCCCGGATAACCCTGTTGCCAGAGTTGAAGACCGTAGCGCAGGAGCACCTGACCACATTCTGCGATCACAGCACGGTCACTGGTCATCCGGCCACCGTAGAGCCTGACACCTTCGACCTCCAGGGTGATGAAGCGGCGCTCGCCAGTGTCCTTGCCGCTGCGAATGTAGCTCTTATTCTTGTCTGTGGTGGTCAGCAGGATGGCAGAGTGTCGGATAAGGCGACTGCCCTGTTCTTGGTGGAGCTTTCTTTGCTCGCTTAGGCGCGTAGTGCTGAGCGTGAAGAGGTTCTGCTCTACAGTCCTAGCACAGCGTTCGTCGGGATTATACTCGTCAAACACGCCGAACATGCTGTCACGACTTACGCGCAGCAGTTCCTCCATCGTGGCGCGTGGTCCTTCCTTCATAAACTGGCTTACCTTGGGCCAGTAACCCCACGCATTAAAGCAGGAGAGCAAGCTTTTGGGGAAGTTAGACTTGCCGCAGCCGCTGGGGCCGACCAGCGCCAGCACCCACTGAGGGTCGACCGTTATGTCATCGCTCCAGAGCGCCACAGTGTCGCGCATAACGCGGAGGATGGTCTCGATCGTTTCTTCCTTGGACATAGGCCCGACGACCCGCAGCCCCTCTGTCACCAGACGCTCGGCCGCTGCGCGGGCGTCCTCTTCACTGACCTCTGGCTGGCGCTCAAGCAGGTGGATCGGCATACTGACCACACGGTCGGCCATTGTCATCCGAACGGCGTCCTTTACCCTTTCCTTGGAGACGTTCTTGCCGGTGCCGCGATACACATGCCGCTCCAGCCACATCATATACTTGATGCAGAAGTCATCGAAGCCGAGGCTGTCTTTGGCGTCGTCCCTGTTGAACATCTGCAGACCACCACTGAGGCTGTCAGCGACGTAGGGCTGCCAGACGGGATGATTGAGCAGGCGGCTGAAGTTCTCGGCGGTTTGCTCGACCATCACATGGTCCTTGCCGCGAGGACACAGGGACACGCCGAACGCAGCCATCAGGAACTCTGGCGGCAGCAGGTGGGTGATGTCTACACCCTCGTCCTGCAAGATGGCCAGCCACCGAGACTCGGCCTCTTCGCCTTGGGTCACGACCCAGTCATCCCAGCCAGCGCCGCGCCCGTTCTCAGGCACGGCGGGGAACACCACCTCCAGGTCTGGCCGGTAGGCATTAATCCAGCCTTTGAACGCGCTGGCCGCTGCCATGATCATAGGGTTCTGGAGCAGGTCGCCGTCAAAGCACACCACGACGCGGGTCTTGCGCGAGAGCTTGGTAAAGAGCTCTACGATCCCATCCTTTGGTGTCCCAGCGCCACGCGACCAGTTCCAGCACCCGGACAGGGCGATGCTGGGCACGCCGAGCAGCTTGACCGCCAGCGCTGCCGACGTAAACTTCTCGTGGATCATGATGGTGGGTGAATGGACGAGTTCGTCCATTGTAGACGTCCAGTGGATGAACTCGTGGCCAGCGGGGCTCACCTGCTTGAACTTGCGCGGGGCGCTGAGCTCTAGGCGGCTGTTACCCTCTTTATCGCGCTTGATCTGTAGCAGCTCGCCATCTGCGGGCCAGTTCTGCGCGCGGAGCAGGTAGGCGGGTTCCAGGCCACCGGCCGAGTTGCGCACCTGGAAGCCCCAACCCTCTAGGATGAGGGGCTTGGGTTCGGCGATGTCGCCCTGCTTTACGAAGTAGCCGTGATCTACGGTTAGATAGGTGGAGTGTGGGATATCCTTGATGGTGAGGCCACGCTCTTCCAGGTAGGTGGCCAGCTCTTCCAGATAAACCCCCTTGGCGGCTATCTGGTCACTGAATCCTACCATTCTTATGCTCCTGGATGATGCGTTCAAGCATGTTACTCATGCTACGACCTTCTTGCTTGGCGCGGAGCTCTAGGTACTCTCTCAAGTCCTCACGGAGCTTCGCGCTTATATGTCTGCGCTTTACCATAGTCGTGGTGTTACCTGTTAATACTTGGGCTTAAAAGTATGGCCCCAAGTGGGGCCATAGACAAGCTAATAAAACGCTAAGACAAATACGATTACTATGACCATAATCACGAAGAACTCAATGCCCATTTTGCTCCTCCAGAAACTTCAAGATCTTAAAGCGTAGCGCCCGGACCTCTTGGCTGGTGCGTATGTCCAGGCGGTCGCCGGCCAGCTTTAGGAGCCGCAGCGCCCGGTCTAGGCGGGCGCGGACCTCTTCCAGTTCTGTCATACCGATACCCCCTTAATGGTCACAGGCACCCCAGCGCTGAACGCGGCGTGTATGGCGCAGAACAGCTCGGCCAGTTTGAGGACAGCGTGTTTCCGCTGGCCGATGGTTACGATGTAGATCATTTGCTTAGCTCCTGTATCAGCCACTCCAGCAGGTCTAAGCGCAGAGCGCCGTGGTCGTCCTCTGGGTCCCAGCGGTGGCGCTTGGCTACTGCTGACCAGAATACTTCGCTGCTGCCCTCTACGGGGTAGGCCGGGTCACCAGCGTAGTTCGGCCAACGAGGGGACATTTCCTCTATGACCGAGTAGACACTGCTCTCCAGTGCAAGGTCTTCGAGCTTGGAGCCTAGTATCTTGTACACATTGGCGCAGATGCCCAGCTCGGGCCACGGCCGCTCGCCAGCCTGCACTTTCTTAAGAGCTTCGAGTAACTTAGACATTTTCCTTCCTCCAGATATTCATGGCCAGATCGATGTTCTTAGTGGCCGAGTGGCGGAGCTCGTTACGCATAGCGGCGTCGTTGCAGGTGCGGACTACCATCATGCAGGTTCGCGCAGCCATAAGGTGGACGGCCATGCGGGTTCTTGGTTCTAGGACCAGCATCATTTCATTACTCCTAGGAGGCGCTCGGTGGTTAGCGCGGCGTTGATGTACAGGGCGCGGGTGCGCCGGTCCAGAACCCCCATTTCCACTAGATCGTCCAGGACATATGGGTCCAGACAATGGTGGTCGCTGACCCGGTTGCCAACTATGATCTTGCCCGGCTGCGCCGCCTCAAAGTCTTGTGCGCTGAATTGCATCATGGCAGTTTCCTCACCCACTCGTTAGCAGCATCACGGAAGTTCTGCCACCAGTTGATCCCCACGCATAGTGCAATGAAGATCACGATGGTCCAGATAATGGGGTTGGCCGCGAAGACGGCAAAGGCTATGAGCATTATGTCTTTCATTCTGGGTCCTGCCATACTACGTGAGACATGGCCCCGATGGC